CCATTCTGGCCCCACGCCGGCGTCGGTTCACCTTCGCCGACGCCAGGGCCGCGGCGGCGCGGTTGGCGGATCGCAGCGCCCGCTGATCGTTTTTTATCGGAAGTGATAGCCGCAAGTGGGGCAGTAGGGAAGAGTCGCGGCGAGCTTGGCGGGGGGGATCTCGAGCAGCTTGCAAATCTGTTGTCGCTGGGCGAACGATGGACAGCGCTTGCCGACCCAGAACGCGTGAACGGTCGATCGGGCCAATCCGAGCGCTTCGGCAAGCTCGCGGGCGACGTACCCTTTCGCCGTTGCGGCTTGTTTGATCGTGGCGCCCCAGCGGATCCAGCGGGCGCGCTGCACGGGGCTAGGACAATGGTCATCGGCGGAGCGGGTGTGCTTCACCATGATTAAAGCATCCGCCCGGAACCGCATGCCTGACAGCGCCATGGGCGGAATGCTTCCAGGATCTTCATCGGAATCAGAAGCAGTAGAAAGAGACCGGCCGTAATCAGTGTCAAGAAGATCGCCCAGCCTGTGGAAAATGACTCACGGGCATGCAAGGTTTTACGGGCGCACAACTTGCAAAATCGCTGCGTTTGAAGATTCATCGGTTTCGTTTGCCTGCCTTTTCTGGGTGGGGGGTGGTGATTGTCCCTTTGGAGATCTACGACATGGATTGTCGTATTGTGACACAAATTGTCAAGGGGCAGCGGGATCCTCCTCCGTCGTCAATTTTTTTTTCCGGAAATCGCTCTGGTAATTCCCCTCGGGCCCCATTGTAGGACGGATGAGCATGGACGAACCCACGCCCGCCGAGCTCGCCTTGCTGGCCGCGATCGCCGGCCCCAGCCGGGTCACGATTGACGGCAACACCACCGAGCAACGGCCCATTTCCGAGCTGATCGCCGCCGACCAGTACCTGCGCGCGCGCCGCGCCCGCCGCGGCTCTGGCATTCGCTGGTCACTATTCATTCCGCCGGGAGCGCAGTGAACACGTCGCTCATCCAGGTTATCGATCCCTTTCACGAGCGCACCGCCGGCCGGCCGCGCGCGAAGAAGGATCCGCCCCGGCTGGGCCTCACGCTCCCCGCGGCCCCGATCCGGGCCAAATACGACGCCGCGGCGACCACCGTTGCCAACATGCGGCACTGGGCCAACGCCGACGGCCTCTCGGCCAACGCCGCCAACTCGCCCGAAGTGCGGCGGGCGCTGCGGAATCGCGCCCGGTATGAGTCGGCCAACAACTCCTATTGCCGGGGCATGGTACTCACCCTGGCCCACGCCTGCATCTCGACCGGACCCAGCCTCCAGATCCGCCTTGAGAACGAGGATCTGAACACCGAGATCGAGGAATCGTTCGCCGACTGGATGGAACTGGTCCACTTGCCCGAAAAGCTCCGGACCATGCGCCAGAGTCGGGCCGTCGACGGGGAGGTGTTCGGGATCCTGATCTCGAATCCCCGGCTCGACCACGAGGTGAGCCTGGATCTACGCCTGATCGAGGCCGATCAGGTCGCCGACGCCAATCCCTTCGACTTCAACCAGCGGCCCGAATCGAGCCACGTGGACGGGATCGACTTCGACAGCTCGGGCAATCCGACGGCCTATTCGATCCTCGAGGCCCATCCCGGCGCCGAGGGGTTCAATTTCAGCGTGCAGCGGGCCCGCCGGGTGCCGGCCGAGTTCGTACTGCACTATTACCGGGCCGACCGCCCCGGCCAGGCCCGGGGAATTCCCGAGTACACACCGGCGCTGGAGCTCTTCGCCCTCTTGCGGCGCTACACGCTGGCGACCGTCGCCGCGGCCGAGACCGCCGCCGACCTGGCCGCCGTGCTCGAGACCACCGAACCGCCTCTTGACGACGAGGAGGCCCCGGCCGGCGCCATCACGACCACGGCGCGCGACGGCTCGACCCAGTGGGACGCCCTGCCAATCTCGCCTCGGCTCATGGCGCGGTTGCCGGAAGGCTACAAGATGAGCCAGTTCAAGCCCGAGCAGCCGACGTCGACTTACGAGCCAACCGTCCGGCAGCTGATCAACGAGATCGCCCGCTGCATCGAGATGCCCTTGGCCGTCGCGCTGGGCAACTCGTCGGGCTACAACTTCGCCAGCGGCCGGCTCGACTTCCAGGTCTTCGGCCGGGCGATCTCGATTGAACGCCGCGATATCGAGTGTGCGATCCTCCGTCGTATCTTTTATAGCTGGATCGCGGAGGCGCGGACCGCCGGCAGGTTTCGAAGCGTGGGCTTGCCGGCGGGCCGCATTCCGCACAAGTGGCTCTGGCCGGCCGAACGGCACGTCGATCCGGTCAAGGAAGCCACGGCGCAGATGATGCGGCTCCAGAACATGACCACGACCCGCGCCGAGGAATGCGCCGCGGACGGCCTCGATTGGCGCGAAGTGAACGCCCAGCTCGAGCGGGAGATGATCGATATGCGTGATCGCGGCCTGATCGCGGCATCGTCGCAGCCCGGCGAATCGCCCACCAAGCAAAAACCCCAGCGGCCATCCGACGAGCCGCCGCCCGACGAGGACGAGGACGAGGCCGACGACCAGGCCGACGAGGACGAGGCCGACGACGAGAACGAGGAGCTCAACGATGATTGAACCCATTCACGACGGCCCTGCCGAAGCCACCATGCTGGCCTTGTCGGCCACGGCCCAGATCGATATCGAGGCTCGCCGCGGTCCGGAGGACGGCCCGGCGCCATTGCCGCGCTTTCATCTGACGGCCTATACGGGGGCGCCGATGCGGATTGCCGGCTGGCGCTATCCGGTGGTGGTCGATCTGGACGGCACCGAGATCACCGCCCAGCAGCGGCCCGTGAGATTCAATCACGATGCCAGCGCCGGCGTCGGCCACACCGAGCGGATCGCGATCGAGGAAGGCCATCTGGTCGCCTCGGGCGTGATCTCGCGGGATACGGCCCAGGCTCGCGAAGTCGTGACCGCGGCCCGGAACGGCTTTCCCTGGCAATGCTCGATCGGGGCCTCGGTGGGCGAGCACGAATTCATTGCCGAGGGCCAGACGGTGACGGTTAACGGCCGGGAATGGCGCGGGCCGGTCAACATCGCACGCCGCACGACGCTGGGCGAGATCTCGTTCGTCGACGCGGGCGCCGATCCGCACACGATGGCGACGATCGCCGCGATCGAGACGCCGGCTGATGAGCCGGCCCCCGAGGCCGGCGGCCTGACGCGCGAGGTCATCGTGTCGCGGCATCGCGCTCGGACGCAGCGCCGCGATACGATCGCCGCCTTGATGGCCGAGGCCCTGGACGAGCCGGGTGCCGACGTGACCGCGATCGAGGAGCTGGCCGGCCAGGCCGAGAACCAGAACTGGAATATCGACCATTTCGAAAACCGGCTGCTTCGTCTCCGTCGCCCCGCCGCGCCCACGCACCGCGGGCCGGTGCCGCTGGGCGGCCGCGTGATCGAGGCCGCGCTTTGCCTGGCCGGCGGCCTGCACGAGCCGGAACGGTGGTTCGACGTGCCGACTCTCGAGGCCGCGCAAGGCCGGTTCCCGCATGGTATCAGCCTGGGCGAAGTCTTCCTGATGGCCGCCCGCGACCGGGGTTACACCGGCCTGTCGGGCCGCGATCTGCGGCCGATCCTCGAGCACGCCTTCCGTCCCGACATCCGCGGCACCGGCGGCGGCGGCTTCAGCACGTTCAGTCTGAGCGGGATCCTGGCCAACACCGCCAACAAGTTTTTGGTGCGGGGCTTCTCGGCGGTTGAATCGACCTGGCGGGCAATCGCCCGGATTCGCTCGGTGCGCGATCTCAAGGCCGTGACCAGCTACTCGCTCTCGGGCGGCTTCATCTACGAGAAGCTGGGCCCGGCGGGCGAGATCAAACACGGTGATGTCGGCGAAACGACGTACACGATCAAGGCCGACACCTACGCGCGGATGTTCGCGATCACGCGCACGGACCTGATCAACGACGATCTCAACGCGCTCTCGGAAGTGCCAGCCCGGCTGGGCCGAGGTGCCGCGCTCAAGCTCAACGATGTCTTCTGGGCGGCGTTCATGGACAACGCCACGTTCTTCACTACCGGCAGGGGCAACTACATCTCGGGTGCTGAGACCGCGCTGACGCCCGATGCGGCCGGTATTAACGCCCTGTCCTTGGCGGAACAAAAGTTCCTAGGTCAGACGGACCCCGATGGTCTACCGGTCGCGATCACGCCGGCGATCCTGCTCGTGCCGAACACGCTCTGGTCGATCGCGATGAACTTGATGAGCTCGCAAACGGTCACGGGAGGAACGAGCTCGGCGCTGGCCAATAATCCATACGCCAATCGGTACCGCGTCGTGGCGTCGACCTATCTCACGAACACGAGCTACACCGGCAACTCGGCGACCGCATGGTATCTGCTGGCCGATCCCGGCGAGCTCTCCGTGATCGATGTTGCGTTCCTGAACGGCCGCGAGGAACCGTTCGTCGAAAGCGCGGATGCGGACTTCAACACCCTCGGCGTCCAGATGCGGGGATATCACGACTTCGGCGTCGCCAAGCAAGAGTACCGCGCGGGTGTCAAGTCGAAGGGAGCTGCCTGAGATGCCAAAACTGAAACTCGCCCTCAACATCGGCCGGGCCGACGCCGCCCGCCTCGGGCTCAAGGAAACCGAGGCCGGCAAGGAAGTCGATGTCGATGACAAGACGGCCGATGAGCTGATCAAGAATGGCTGGGCGCTTGATCCCGACGCCGATGATGACGAACCGGCCATGCCTTACGAACCGACGCCGGCCGACATCTCGCGGGGCGTGGTGCCGATCCAGTTCTCGGGGCCCGAGGCGCTGCCGCCAGCCGTCAAGGCCGAGAAGAAAGCCGAG